AATGCCAAAAACACTCGCACAATTAGCATTTGAAAAAATACCTAATAACAAGGTTTCAAGAATGGTTTCATCAACGGGTAAACCAACGATTGCAGTGCAAATAGGTCCTGGTATGTTTGTGAATTTACCTAGGAACCTCGTAGAGTCCATATTAGCTCACGAAAAATTGAGTAGTAGACCAAGACCTCGGCCGGCATCATATACCCCCCTCAATGAAAAGATAAAAAATAATGCAAAGAGACTTGAAATACGAAACCCTATGAAAAACAACAATATACGTATGAAATATAATAGAAAATTACCACGTAATTCTAAAGAATATAAGGAAATTTTGGAAAGATATTTTACGAATATGCACGAAACACTCAGAACAAACGCAAACGTGCGTGTTGTAAATGTGCTGAATGTACGTATAAGACCATTCCCTTTTAATCGCAAGGGAATTGACGAATTCCTCAGTACTGAAGAATACAAAAATCATTTGAAAAGCTACAAAAATGCTGTAATGAAAACACCGTATATTCACGCCACACCTAACAAAAGACAAAAGCTCATAAATTTGTTTAGCAAATCAAAAATGAACACAAAAAATAAAAATATCGAGAAAGCGTTCAAAATTTACTATGAACGGAACCCCCGCAAAGGTGTTTTTAATAATTAAAGAATTAACACTCAAGTCGCGCAACTTCAAGAGTCCGAGCCGCGGCTTCAATTTCTTCTTGGTACTTTCATTGAGAAGCAGTTGTTACCCCTCGCAATTTTCTTACCAAGTGGATTTGTATGCCAGCTGAGTTTTTTTTGTTGTGTGTTAATAAATGTCAACTTTGCGCAATTTGGCTACGGCGAGGGTTGATCCAAACAAATTAAAACTACATAACTATAATGTAGTTGCCAATAATGGAATGAAATTTATAAATATAAATGAACGGCATCTTACTAGAAATCAAATTATGAAGTCCGGATTATTGAACAAACTTAATAATGTTTTGAACAATAACACACACTTTTCAAATCCCAGATTTATAAGAGCTCTCGAAGTATTCAGAATACTTCATAATCGGGTGTATATAAATAATAACAATGCAGCACCAGCAAGTTATATAGTTTCTCAAGTGGCGGAGCCTTATCTACGATATTTTAACAAACATGTATCTAATATATACAAAAACGAATTAGCAAAAGTTAAACTAATAAATCCTAGACTTCGAAAGAGTGTTCTTACAAAATTAAATGCCAGGATAAAAAATCATCGTACTAAAATTTTACAAATGCTCCGGAATCGATGAATTTAACGGACTAAACCAGCATATTTTCAGTTGGGCTTTGTGTATGATAAAATTCTTGGTGCTTATTAGAAATGAAAAGTAATATAAGACCTGTTCAGCAAGTCGGAGGAACATGTTGGTTTTATAGTATCATTCATATTATAAAACATTCACCCATTTTAAAAAATAATATAGAATATTCTATTTTAAAAAAACGTAAATTACTTATGGATATGAAAAAGGCAAAGGGTATGACCTTTAAGAAGAATGTGTGTAGTAAGTCTGCTCTTTATTATAAGACACTTAAACTGATCTGGAGTTCTGGAAAAAATTACATGACACTTTTAAATTTTATATCTAAAGTATCTCGCAGTTCAGTTTTTGTAGAATATCACGAGCGTATAAATAAGGGTGCACATGAAAATACGTTTATAAAAACATTCAGGAATCTCTTGATGCGACTTGGGTTACCTTACAATACAATTTCTCCTGTTAAAAAGGAAGGATATACACTTGTTGGAAGCATAGCTACATTTGGCATTGGGAGTATGAATGGATTGCATAATAGACATGCAATTGCCGGGGTATTCGATAAGTATAGTAAACCATTGTTTATAAACTCTGCCTGGCCATCGAAATATAACATAAACTGGACAAAAAATAACTGGGAGAAACAACTTTATTGGAAATGGAATACAACTCCGTGGATGAAAGTAAATAAACAGCATTACATGGGGCGAGGCAATATTATAAAAATATACGCAAGGGATATCAGTGTTTAATTATCTCTTTCAGTCGGCCAAGTGAGTTTTGACTGTGCACGAGCAAAGTCAGACATTTAATAAATGTTCAATTACTATAGATGGGTCTCACAGGAAGCCGTCAGGTAACAGGTATACTGCCTGGTGAATGTTACGATTTATCTAATTCGGAGGGTTACATAAATATGGGATTTTTGAATCTAGTCGTCCTCAGTCCTTTTCTGCTGTCTTTGGGTCTCGTGTGGAGAGCCACAAACAACCACCTGTTCCGCGTAGCGGTTATAGCTCTATGTATTTTTATCGTAGTGGGTGAATATTTCAGAAAGCTACTGCTCATCAATAAACACGGTAAACGTGTCCCGTGTGCCTAAATATCATACTCCCCGCTCAGTGAATCGTCTTTCGTCTTGTAAAGATCAGAATCCTTGTGTTCAAAAAAATACCCCTTGCAAATTTTAAAAGCCAATGGAAGTTCAAAGTATTTCACACGTGTTGCATGAGGCCTAACATTAGGTATCTTTGTGCAGACCGTCTTTGAAAATGGAACTATCCCCCCTTTGTAAAACTTGCATTTGCTGCACTGATCCATGTTTATTTTTTATCACTTGAAATCTCAAGATGTTTGTAAAGCTCAAATCAGGAGGTTCTGTTCTCAGCATTAGGGTTGACTCTATATATGCAATCAGACTTTACGGAACAACTCTCGAGATTCATTATGGTTTCAAGGAGACGGTTTCGTTACCATTCAATGGCAACGAGGATTCAGTAGAAATGTTACGTGAGATATTTGGAGTCTGACCAAATATATTTATAATTTTAACACGCGGATCGTACTGAAACATGTACCCTATGCCAATACTAAACCTAAACCCTTTCCCAGTACATTCTATATATGGATATGGAAACCTGCGAATATTCGTCGGCAAAACAATTGGTCCACCATGGAAATCCCTCTTTGGTCCAGCATATGCATGAAACCAAGGTACATCAGGGTCTGATTTTAACAAAGGGATTACAAATCCAGTCTTTTTTACAGGCCATGTTCGTGTACGATATACTTTTCCTTCAAATGTGTACCAAGTTTCAACCTCCGCCCCAGGATGAAAAACAGATGAAACAGGAATCCATCTATCTGTTCCTTCCACCCTCTTAAGAGTCTGTACTATGGACCCATTCGTAGGCCTCAAACGAATCATAAGGTCTATCAAGCTAAAGAAGATAGACCTTAATATCATTTAGAATGGAATCACGGTTCAACTCTAGACTCAGAGAACTCTCAGGTGATCCCACTGCATTCCATGAATTCTTGCTTGACTGCGTACCTGTCCTGAAAGACCTCGACGCGTCTGCTGCACGAAGAGGGGATCTTTTTAAACGGTACCTGGTTGAGGTTGAAGGTCAGACAGAAGAAACTCCACAGGTGCAGACACATTCTTTCGGGTGCACCAACTGCGGTTCAACCAATCTACGGTTCGAAGAGGATCTCAGCGAATCAATCTGTATGAATTGTGCATCTTCTGAATATATACTTGGTTCGTACATGGGGTTCAAGGAGGAGCAGGAAACAAACGTCGCAAATTACTCGTACAAACGCGAAAACCACTTTAACGAATGGATTGCACAATTTCAAGCGAAAGAAAGAACATCTGTACCGGATACAATTATAGAACAACTCAAAATAGAAGTCAAGAAGCAACGAATGAAATCTCCAGATGATCTGACTCATAAACGTGTCAGAGAATTATTAAAGAAACTCGGATTCAACAAGTATTACGAGCATACACCTTATATAACTACAATCTTATGCGGTGTTCAGCCTCCTACAATGCATCTTGAACTCGAAGAGAAACTCAGACTTATGTTTTTACAAATTCAAAAACCATTCGAAAACAACTGCCCAAAAGACAGGAAAAACTTTTTAAGCTACTCGTACGTACTCTATAAATTCTGCGAACTCCTCGGAGAGGATGACTACCTCAAATGTTTCCCTCTGCTCAAATCCAAGGATAAGCTATGGCGCCAAGATCAGATTTGGAAAAAGATAACATCTGATCTCCGATGGGAATATATTCCAACCATATAAAAATGAGAATTCCAAAGGGTAAGATTCTATGGCACGCAAGGTACCAGTCAATATACGATAATAGAAGAAATGTCATGAAAAGTCCAGACTATCTCTTCACGAGCCCACAAATGTCACAGGCGCTGCTTCACGGAATAGACGTAGTCGGTGACGATCCAACACGCACAATTGAACTGACAAAACTCAAAGTCAAAGAACCGCTTGTACTATTGAACTTTGCACAATCAAAGGATCAGGTAAACTATGCTCGAAACGTGTACGGTATTCAGATGAAACCGTTTGGTCTCGGTGATATCAAACTCATCAAGAGTATATGTGCTAACGATCCTGTCGTTGACGGTTACCGAGCATTCTGGGATCAGGATCAAATTACGTTGTGTGCTCGTTCTCTAAAGAAGGTGGTGCGTGTCGCGACATATAGTTTCAGATCAGACGAACTCCCTCTGGGACCAAACAATGTAAGCTTCAATGTAAATGAGGCGAGTAATATGGCGTATTACATATCAAAATTTAAAAAGACGTCTCGCCAAATTATCAAAAATGTGAAAAGAAAAGAAAAGGTCAAGGCGGTCACACAAAAGAGTATGCGCAGGGCACTCTATAGCGGCCCACCGGTCCCAGTGGCCCCGGCACCGGTCCTGTACAAGAGACCTGCGCTCAGGAAAAAGAAGGTCTAATCCAGCATACCCAGTTGTTCACCATTCTTTTTTGCTATACGTATCAAACCCTGACGAATCTTTTGCGTAGCACCAATATATTTACAAAACTCTGTTATAATCTGAGAGTGCAGAGCGATAGACTTTCCTTTGATTTTTGCAAATTCTTTGGACCCGAGGGCTGCACGCGCAAACTTTACAATAGGGGTAAACAGTTTCATTTATTATACTAGACATCTATTTTCCTTAATTGAAGTCGCACTGATTTTTTTCTCCATATAAATTAAATGAACAACAACATAAACGTGGCTACGCGTCACCAACAAGGAGGTACGTGTTGGTTTCACGCAATCATAAACGGACTCGTCATGAGCTCTAGATGTCGTAGGTATCTTATATCACTGATAAAAGAACGCGGTCTAAGTCTGAGTAAAAATTCACTCGGGTCGTCTGGTGCATGCCCTCGAACCATCGAAGGGTTTTGGAAATACATTGCGTACCGTCTCAAAGGTCCAGGAACAATAAGTGGTCGTATACGAAATGTAAATGCAATCAAGGCGGCTGGTTTGAGAAGAAAGGTTGCAAACCCGTTCGGGTTCATTCCTCGTATTGGTAATACCTTATCTAACTACAAGAGACGTGCTTTAGCATCGAGATCGAGTGTAACCGGCGGGACTATTTCTGATTTGTATAATTTGTACAAGACACTTTTTGGGGACGACAAAAAGAACCCTGTATTTATAGTTCGCAAAGGAAAAGATTTTCCCACGCACCTTGACAATTACAGTTACATTCTTTCACACGCGTATATTGAACTTGCGGGAAGAGGTGGATTATGGGGTCACGCAGTTGCAGGATTTATAAATAGAAACCTTGATTATAAAGTATTCGATTCGAATGAATCAAGGCGCACAATAGATTGGACTTGGAAAGATTCTGAACATGATAAACATATGTTGGATTATTTCAATGAAGATTATGAACTTTCGGGTTTTTTTAAATTTGCATCCATCAAAAAGTACGCCGTATATATTCGGAGAGATCTTTATTAGACGTCTATTTTCCTTAATTGAAGATAATCAGCCCCAAAATTTATCACATACCCCTGTTGAAGCCCGAGCAGGGTCATGTACCGCCGGCACTGAGTCAGGGATTCATCTGTGAGACGTCTCAGGGATTTCAGCTCAACCACAGTATCTCCATTCACGATAAGATCGGCCCTGATATTGCCAATAGTCTTACCTTGAAAGGTGACTGGAACTATTCTCTCAGTCTCGTACTGAATCCCAAGATTTCTCAGTGCAACCTCGAATGCTCTGTGATACATGGATTCTGTGTATCCCGGTCCAAGTGAATCGTAAATCTCATTCGCAATTGCATCCATAGTACCCTGATCTTTATGGCCGGCGTCACTTTAATTATATGTGTCAATAGTAAATGTGGTGGCTCTGGGGTCTTCTGATCCTGTTTGCATTCCTTGCACTCAAGTCCAAGTCTGGGTACTCATATGTCAGCCGAGAGGAGGCACCAGGTCCTGAGCCGGGTCCGCTCATGAACAAAAATAATGATTGAATACATAAATAATGGTTAGATTAGCTGGAATCCGTGGTCTGGATAATATACCAGGGTTATCGCTAGGAGACAATGCTTTAAATAATATTAAAGCAACCGGTACTCCACGTACTCTTGATAGTACAGGACTTAATGAAATTATAAGAGGACTCCGAAATGCACCCGACCCTGCAGAATACGCAAAAAACGCACTAGCAAATGTAAAACTTACACCGAAACAGCTTGCCACCTTACAAACTGCAAGGGTAAATGCACCCCCAGCATCGGCAGCTGCAGCAAAAAATGCAGGGGGTGTACCGTATGATGCAGCAGCAAAAAATGCTTCCCGAGATTCTTACGACACTGTAAAGACTGGTGATAAATGGGCACCAGTAAAATATGTTGCTGGGGCTGCAGTTGTCGTTGCTGCAGTTGCCGTCACTGCTAAAATGTTAAAAAATGCAATGAAAGGTGCAGAGAATGACGGAAAACAGTACAACATATTAAGTCTGAGCAACCAAAAAGATACCGGAAACATGATACTGTGCAAATATACACCCTCTATAGAACCGAATGGTATAGTAGCTGGAGATACAATAACTTTCGAAGGAACTGGTACATTTTTAGATGGTAATACTTATAGTATAACGAAAAAACGAGGAGCAAAAACAGAATGCGAATTCGAGGCGGATGATAGACTCAAAGAAGAAGTTAAAAAGAAGGGTAAATTAACTCTTCATACGAATTTCGAAAATCATATGGATGATGAAGTAAATGATACATTAAACCCGTTTAGTGGGTTTCCTAACCCGTTTCAAGGTCTTATGGATTCCCTGGGGTCCGTAGGGACCTTTTTTGTAATTGGTTCCAGCATATCAAGTTGTATTCTTTGTATTGTGTTGATGATTATGTTACTTAAACGTTAGGTATCATATTTGCAAAATCGTGCAGGCCAAGTCCAGTTACAACGGGGTTTGTTTGTAAGAAAAGTGCGCCCATACCAGCCCCAACACCGCCCACATCGCCTTCTTTTATATTGTCTTTTATAGCTTGAATTCTCTGCCCCACTGGAGAATTTCCGAAATCAGTTTCGCCATAAGGGGCTTTTCTTTCTTTTGGTTTTATTTGCAGCTTTGGGTTTTTAGAGTTGCACAACCCGGCAGGCCATGAATCAAACCCATCCTTACATGTTCCGTAGCACAGAGCATCCCCTTTCGCATATTTAGATGTACCCGCAGGACATTCTCCAACTCCAGCTACACCAGATTTTGGTTTGGGACCAGTAGTATCAATTGGTCTTCGAACTCGATTACATGTAGTTATACCATCGAAAGAGTAGCCGGTCGGGCACGAGAACTCTGGATTTATCCAGCATGCGCCACCCTCAGTTCTACTGCACGGGCTTGTTCTAGTCCAGCACCTGTCGTGTATTCTACCGCTGCCAAGATCGCACCATTTATTGTAACAACGAGTAAGACCAGCATCTCTAAAATAACCAGTCGGACATCCACGGGTAGCCGGTATAGATGGCAATTTATTTTTTGACTCGATAGAAAGACATTCTATTCCTAATCTATAAAACCCTGGTGGACAGTCAGGGTTACACAATCCGGCTCCGTTATCACTGTACCCTTTTGGACATTTCAATTCTTCTGGTTTTCTACTATAAGACAAACTATTCTTTGTACAGAAGTATGCACCATCGTCCCTGCATTTACCATCTTTGCACCACTCCATATCTGAACAGCTTTTATACATTTTAGGGTCAAAAACTTGCAAAAGTCCACGTACAAATGTCTTTCCAAAAATCATCTCTGCAAGTTCTTGTCCTTCCCGATATTGACATTGTTTACCCTTCCCATCGTGGAACAGGCCGTTTTCTAAACAATATTTTTCAGTTATGTTAGGAAGTCTACGAACCTTATCATATGTACACCCGAATCCTAGACCCTCTGATAGAACCCTCATAACGCTGGGTCTAATATAAGATATTTTCTGCGTATCATCCCATTCTACATAATAATCTTTTTCATCGGCAAGAGGCCATTTAAAACTAGCTTCTGCAGCTTCTCTTGTAAGATACGATGATCTAACATATGTATTATCGACAGTAACAATTTTGCAATTGTATTTCTTAGCCAGTTCGATGTATGCAGCTTTGTTTATAACTGTCATCACACCTGATGGATCTTTTGTTACAGCCTCTTGTATTTCAGCATCTGTCGGATCCCTATTAAGAGTTGTATAAAGAGTATTTACGATCAATTGTAACAGTTTCGTACCAGGGTGATTTGCATTCTCGACAATTTTTGCACACTCTGCAGCGTGTTCACTCTTGAGAGCGTCTTCGGACAATTTTTCAAGAGGTCCATACGGCGGAGGATAACTTATACCAATCTTCTTACATTCTGATTCTAGTTCTCTATCATAATAGTCTCTCATACCAGCATACATACGTTCACTTACAAGTTCTTCATACCCACCAACACCAAACTGATCCATCATACCGAATGTTGCTTGCATCACAAAAATTGCTGCATCTGCAACAGCTCCAGCTGGTCCGGCTGTGTACAATGCAGCCCTGAAAGCGGCTCTTGTCACAGCCTTGGAAGCTGCTGAAATTGCAGCTCTAGCTCCAGATTTCAGACCAGTTGCGGCAGCTTTTCCTGCAGCAGGAGCACCTTTAACCATTAATCTACCAATAGTTTTTACGTTCTTCTTCAGTTCCTCTTTTGCAATAAGAGTACTTAATCTCTTGTCAGCTTCCGAAAAACCCCCCACTAATATGTATTTTAAACATATTCGTACGACAGATAGTATAGTATCAGGGCTTGCTGCTATACCAGTAAAAACATCTTTCACAATTTTATCCTTATCAAGAGGCAAATTTTTTGACAATTGACCAGCCCTCTCGTTATTTGAATTCTGTGTTGCCTGTGTACCAGCCCATGCAGTATATTCGTCACGAGTTCTAGTTATATAATTAGCAAGATCTTCTGGTGAAAGATCTGCAAGATCATCTGGAGCATCGTTAAATTCTCCCGCAGTTCTTCTCCTATATTCTAACATGTCGTCTTCTATATTATTCCTTCTTCTCAACACGAGTAAAATAAACACCGCCGAAATAATTACACTTAATATTGAAAGAATAAATACGAGCAGTAATATCATATCTTAAAATATAGTACCTTTTTTTATAAATGATCAGGGCCCGTGTCACAAAGGCTGCATGGATGATGGGGCTACGGATGTATATAGAACTCGAGATAGATGGTCGAACCATAACTGTAAAGGTACCCTTCAAGTATGGAAGAGTCGCCTGCAGAGTTCTCGGCCTGACCCCTGTTCAATCACTCTTGCCAGGTGACGTGGTTGATTTACAACTCATGAACAGGATATGGGAAGGTAAAGATTACAAGGTTCTTAATGCTATATGCTTACATCACAGGGATACCTCACCCCAAATGACCCAGAGCTGAAAAAGAAGCTTACAGTCAGACCGGTAAGCCCAATGGAGGAGTTCAAAATGGCCCCATTCAAAGTGTTCAAGGAGAATGAAAAGAAGCTCGTTGTCCCTGTACACTTTGGACTTGAAAATATAGGACCCGTGAGTTGTGACCGTAGAGCAGGCCCATCACGGGCAAATATACAATTTGTAGGAAAAATTAAAAAGAATCTCTTCCAAGACAAGGCGATAGACGGGTTTTTCGAGACACAATCAGGTGGTGTTCTCTGTCTCGATGTCGGATTTGGAAAGACTGTGTGTGCACTGGCCATCTCGGCCCGTCTGGGTCTCCGTACAATGATTATTGTCCATAAAGAGTTTCTGGCGAATCAGTGGAAGGAGAGAATCCAACAATTCTGCCCAGGATCAACTGTCGGCATTGTCCAACAGGATAGATGTGAACTCGAGTGTGACTTTGTGATTGGCATGATTCAGACTCTGAGTCAGAGACCATTCCCCCCCAAGGCTTTCGAATCAATTGGTCTTCTTATAGTTGATGAGGCACACCACATCGGTGCAAGGGTATTCTCACAGTCTATGTTTAAAATGTGTACACGGTGGACACTTGGTCTCACTGCAACCCCTGATAGAAAGGATGGGCTTGGTCACCTTCTCAATTGGTTCATGGGACCAACATATTTTGTTGCTCGTAGAGAATCACAGAGGGGAGTGGAGGTAAGAGTCATAAACGTTGAACACCTGA